GGCCTGCATGCAGGTCGATGAGCAATTCATCGTGGATGCGATGGTCAAACATCGTGCTGCGCTTACTGACAAGCCAAGAGGCAAATGTCCAAGCAAAGGCAAGATGTCGTTCTACTATCGTGATTTCTTCGCGGCCTTCAAGCCCCGAGAACCTAAACTCCACGAAGCTACTTCAAGTGCTTCGTTCGAGTCAGTTCGTGGGGACGGGGGCGCGCGCGGTTGGCTTCAAGCCAGACCAGAAATCACGAGGGAAGAACTGATTACCATGGTGGAGACTAGACCAGGGGTAACAGAGTCCGTTTTCGGACCCACCCTACAGGCAGATCTCGATGAGCTAATTGATAGAGCTCTCGAGGAACCAACTGCGGTCAAAGTCTCGGCTATCCTGGAACCTCTCAAAGTGAGGCTAATAACAAAGGGTAACACCCTACGTTACTGGCTTTCGAGAGATTATCAGAAACAACTTTGGGAATATTTACAAACATTCCCTCAGTTTGTTCTGACAGGACGCCCACTCATGGCATCAGACCTACACTCCTTAATCGAGAGGGAGGAGAAACTTGGTCTCAATTTCACAGATTGGGTCAGTGGTGACTATGCAGCCGCCACTGATTCACTTGATCTGCGACATACCAAGGCGGCCTTTGAGGCCAGCCTTCGTATGGGACTATTCACTCTTCCCCCGAAATATCAGGAGGTACTGCGGAGCGTTCTTTATGAACAGGATATTCATTATCCTGAGAAGCTCAGCAAATCGCATGAGGGATTGGGGCCGGCCAAACAACGGACGGGACAGCTGATGGGATCAACCCTCAGCTTTCCTATCCTATGCGCTGTTAACATGTGCGCATATTGGGCCGCCCTTGAGGAACACACGGGACTTGATATCGATCCCGAGGACCTTCCGGTCCTCGTTAATGGTGACGATATCCTGTTCCGATGTGATCAGCGCCTATATGGGATTTGGCTTCGGAAAGTCAAGGAAGTAGGATTCGAGCTCAGTCTAGGCAAGAACTACGTTCACAAAGAGTACCTCACGGTTAATTCACAGTTATTCCATCACAGGAAAACTATGGGCGATTTTGGTGACCTAAGTCACAAATTCGTACCGTGTGGCGTCTTGAACGCAGGTCTATTGACCGGACAGAGCAAGATCACAGGCCGCAAGGAAGCCAAGATGGCGCCCTTGTGGGACTACTTCAATGAAGTGACACGTGGAGCAATCAATCCAGAACGAGCGAAGATGCGGTTTATCCATTACCATCGGAAAACCGTTGAGGAGATTACCCAACAGGGTAAATTCAACCTCTTCATCGTGCCTATGAAGGGAGGACTTGGTTTTGACCCAATTGGGGAACTCAAAGCCACGTCCTTCCAGAGGCGATTCGCATCATTTATGGATGACAAGCTCAGACAGGATCCAGGAAATTTCCAAAAGATCGCGATCGTAACGAACGCGAGCAAAAGGGACATTCCTTCTGTCCGTCACATTCCGAAATACATCGTTCAGCCGAAATACGGCCCGTACGAAGAAGGTGTAGTAAAGGTACAAGACACGACAATCAAGTTGCCACCACTGGCAGTCAGGCAGGACTTCGATACTCTCAACGACTTTAAGTCGGTTATGAAAGTTCGATTTCCTAAGAGGAAGCTCATGGAAGAGTTTCGCTCCAAGAACTGGCGCCAGCAAAAGGGGGCAATCTATCATGATCGTTACCGTCTTATGGAGTATATTGGCCAAAGGCCGATCGGACCGAGAGGTTTCACCAAGGTAGCTGAAGTTGAGTGTATCACAGACACACTCCACAACTACTTTGAAGGTGAGTACCTCTCAGATGATGATTCCGATCAGGGCCTCTGTAGGCCAACACTCCACCTTTGAAAGATTGGGTCCAGAGGATTAAATCTCCCAAAACGGTGTGTTTGTCGTACCCGAGATGCTTTAAATAGTATCGCTTCAAACACTTAATACTTCCGTGCTAAGTGCCTTAAGTTGAACTCTAAGCTACAGTAAACTAGAGTTCACCGGCTAAATGCCGACAGACTGCACGGGAGAGCCCCTTAGAGGGTTTCTCTGGATGTACAGTCGGGCGGACGCGCCGGATCCAATACTACATAAATTACCATGCCTGGTAATTCGAAGAGCAACTACACGCTCACTAAAAGATCAACTAATGGAAATGGAAGGGGAAAGAAGAAGAACGGAGGAAAGGCCAGGGGACCCATCAGGGGTTTCCCCGGAATCACGCAATCAGTTGCCCTCAGCGTTAACAACGCTTTTGGAGACACTGCGAAACCGCAGACTGTCATCCAGGGACTTGATGCTTTCGATTCTAGCCACGTTCCTCTCCCTCGTGCTGTGGGCGATTACACAGTTGTTAGAACGACCGAAGTCTTCTCTAGCAAAAGTGAATTCAACCTACTTGGACCCGTGAAGCTAGGGAACCACTCTGGCTATCGAAGTGCGGACGCATGGAGCAACATTTGCTGCCTGCGCTCGAACCCAACGATAACCAATGGGGCTTACTCTATCAACACAGCTTCGGGCACCTATCCGGTGACCTTCTCCTCTATGGGAGCAGGTACATCTTGGAGCGATGCCCGCTTGACTCCAGCGGCTTTCACCGTCAAAGTCATGAATCCCGAGGCACTGCAGACTACATCCGGTATGGTATATATCGGACGTGCTAGGCAGATGCTAAACCCGGGAGGGTCCACACGTACATGGGATGAGCTCGCTAACGAGCTCATTTCTTATTCTTCCCCGGAACTGTGCGCAGCCGGTCGTTTGGCCCTGCGAGGGGTTAAAGTTGATGCCGTTCCATACGACATGAACTCTCTCGCGGACTTCCGACCACTTGATCAATTCACCAACACTCCTTTCACATGGACCAATGATGAGGCTATGTTTGACGGGTTTGCACCGATTTTCGTGTACAATCCCAACAACGTAGACCTTCAACTGATGATCTGTTGTGAATGGAGGGTGAGATTTGACCCGAGCAACCCTGCTTACGCGACCCATACTTACCATCGTCCTTCGACGCCGGGGTATTGGGACCGTGTTCAGCGGATTGGCTCGGCCTTGGGCAATGGAGTTATGGATTTAGCCGAGAAATCGGCTCCACAATTCCTGATGAACGTCGCTCAGCAAGCCGTCAAACGGCAGCTGATGCTAACGTAGCCCTTAACGCAGTTCCACGAACTGAAGAAGGTTCTGGGTAAAAACCCAACTTGTAATTGTTGACCGGGTGTCAGAGACGTACGCATAGTGCGTTGTCTCTGGCACTTTAGGGAAAGCTCAGGCTACAGTAAGCCTGAGACCTCAACTACAAGGAATGTTTTCGAACCTCTTCATATGTTCAAATTCCATCTGATCCTCCAAACTCTACTCACTCCAAACCACATCGAGCTATTTCAATGCGATTTAGCGAGTCCGGCCATCTTTTGAC